CTTTAGCGGATCGCTACCGCTAGCAGGCACTTTTCGCATCGGAATTCGTCAATCATTGACGGTTTGATGCGGTTAAGAGCAGACTCCTCAACTTGGTCCTCGGGCTAGCTACCCGAGGCTCCCCATCTCCTGATGCCGTACATGCGGCACAAACGAGTAACTAGAACTCGCAGGTAAGATGGAGAGGGTGACATTCAGCTTCGTCAGCTGTCTATGTCAGGCGAAGTCTACAAGGAGACTGACCCATGGCATTACCAGTCACCGGGCCGCACTATCGGCTCACCATGTTCAAAGCCCCGTACGCGAATCCAGCCGGGTTTCGACCCGACTGGGGTTTTCGCGAACAATGGAGTTATCGACAGGCAAAACCTTTCGACCGACCCCTGGACTACGACATGCTAACCGTGCAGGTCCTCACGTACGAACATTCCGTACTGAACGATCTCCAGATACCTACGTATCTGGACGTCCTGGAACAGCCTTCGGGCTCCGCGGTCACTGCGGCCTATAACAAGGCCTATGAACGCTACAGGAATGCTGTAACACAGACGGCGTCACTCGCTGTCTCTCTAGCTGAGAGGAAGCAGGCTGCGTCAATGATGACAAAGCGCATCGAACAGTTGTTAACGTTCGGTAACTGCATCCGCCACCGACGATTCACCCAAGCGTGCGATGTTCTCGGCATCAGCCGGAACTCGCTTCGACGTATGAACATCCGCAAGGGTGCGAAAGCCGCGTCGAGCAACTACCTGGAGTTTCACTTCGGGTGGAGTCCCTTGGTGTCTGATATTGGCTCTGCGATCGATGTGTTGCAGTCACCTATCCGCGACCTCACGGCCGTCGGAACAGCCACTGTACGTGGCAAGACTCTGTGGGTTAACCCAGAGCCCTGGTGGCATACGACACACCGAACCTGGCTTGCCAGGGTGCGCATTGCGTCAGATGTTCGGGTTACCAACCCGAATCTCTGGCGTGCCAATCAGCTGGGCTTCGTGAACCCAGCAACGGTTCTTTGGGAGTTGGTTCCTTTCAGCTTCGTGCTGGATTGGTTCGTTAACGTCTCGGACTTCCTGTCCGGATTTAGCGATAACGTAGGTCTTTCGCTCGCGAATTCCTACGTTACAACTGTCAAGGAGGGACGCACTGTGTTCCGCCAGTATGACAATTACGGTTATTCTGGTATTCACCGTCGCGTAACGAGAGGTACCGGCACCCCACCGGGGCCGATCCTCTCTCTGAGAGCGCCTTGGAATCTCTCAGTCCGTAGAGGGGCGGCAGCTGCTGCCCTACTTGTGCAATTGTGCAAAACCATCCGCTGAGCGCGGTGGTCCCTGGCACACAACCTAGGAGAATGACATGCCGAGTCAATCGGACATCACCGTCAAGAAGAACGACGGATCCACGGACATCACCTACACCAAGGTGCAGGCTTCCGGCGGCGACAAGTCGCCGGCGATCTGGCGGTCCAATTCCGTCGGCAGCGCCAACGCGTTTCGCCCCGAGCTGCGGATCATCTCCGTGGCCAACGGTGGCAACAGCGCGCGGCGCGTCGACCTGCAGTTCACCTACCCGGTGACGGCAGAAGGAGCGGACGGCAAGACCTACGTGACGGACCGGTTCAACTTCGCCGGTAGCGGCATCGTGCCGCAGGCGATGACGGACACGGACGTGGCCGAGGCGGTGAGTCAGGCGATGAACCTGGCTGCCTCGTCCCACGTGAAGGATCAGTTCAAGGCGGGCTACGCTGCGACCTAACGGTCGCGCTGCTCTCGACGTCTCACGACGTTGATCTTCTGGACGCCTAACAGCGTTCGGATTAACCAAACAACTGGGGAACTTCCCATCATGCAGAAGCCTGTTCTACATCCCGTGGACAGACTCCTCATCCGCATCTGCGGAGAGGTCGCCACACCCCGTGCGTTAGCTGTGAAGCTAATGGTCGTGCACGGTGAGTGGGATCAACTAGCGCAGCTGCGCTGTGATCCTTTGCACTACGACAACCCTTTGTCTTACTGGGCTGACGCTCAAGTGACAGAGCTGCTTCGGAAGAACGAGGGTCTCCTCACCAGCTTCGACCGCGAGGCCGTTGCTGTGGAGAACTTCTGGAAATCGGAGCATCAGTGCACTCGCACGAACTTACGCCTTGATCCTTACTTAGCGCTCATTCATGGTAGCGGAGACTCCGCGCCCCCATTGGATGACGAGGTTGGGGTCGGACCTCTGAGGCTTGTCCTTGAGGTTCGAAAAGTCTTGGCGCGGATCGTTGGTTCCCCACCAGATGTGGTGGAAGGAGCCTTCGGTCCCGGTGCGACATTTGGTGACAGGGGTCTCTTGACGACAATCCCTGATAAAATGATGTCAAGACCCACCTTCACGCGATCATCCTTACCCTGGCTATTCCAATGGTCAGGGACGGCGTGGGCGACAGCCTGCGTCGGCGATGGATTCGCACAGAGAGATCCTATCAGAGTCGAGGGGAATCGTTTCACAACGGTCCCTAAGGATTGTCAAAAGCACCGCGGCATCGCCGTGGAGCCGTCCATCAATCTCTTCTATCAGCTCGGCCTCGGCCGAGTACTGAGACGTCGACTTCTGTCCGCCGGAATTAATCTACG